CTTTTAACGTTTCGAAATCCATATTATATCTCCTTTGTATGTTTCGTATTGTTGTATTTGTGTTACCTGTTTAATCGGTATCATTTTTATTTATAAGACTTTTTTTGTCTTTCTTGTTGTTTCACCCACTTTTTTAATTGATTGGGATCATGTTTAGGAAGACTCTTATTCATCCTATAATTCTTGTACTTTTCACACCAATTTACTATGGTGTCTAAAGTTCTATAAATTATATTGTCAAACATATGTCTATATTATATCACACTTTACTAAATTTGTCAAGTGTCCTTTCAAACGACATATACTCTAAATTCTTTAAACCAGCCCATTCGTTTATAGGGGAGCTTACTGGTGTTTTACCACTATTTCCATCTGGATTGACTTTAATAAACTTAACTTTAGGATATTCCGTCATTAAAGTTTTCCATTGATTAATCCAATTAACAGATGGTATTGGTGAAGCCTCTGGTACTCCATAATACTTTGTACCCTTGTACATATTATTAATTTTATGAGTGTCGCTGACTAAATCGTGTCCAATTAAATATAACTCTTGTAAATTCTTTTCTCTTATTAACGCCACTCTTCCACTAGAAGCACCACAAGCCCAACCACTATCTCGTTGACCTTCAACTAAATCATCTAAAGAGTTTGCCTTATCCTCTGGACTAGTCCAACTTACATAGGTACTTGTGTGATTAATATTCTTTTCAACAACTTCTTTTTTATTAGATTTTGATTTTAATATTTGTACTTTGCCAGCAAGATTGGAACCATGAAATACAAACTCTTGTTTATCATCTCGTTTGTTTTCTAATTTGTTTGATTGGTACTTGTCAATTAATTCTTTATCTTCATTCTTCATATTACCATAGACTAATGTATCGTATGTTGGTGCTGGTATTCTAGTCCAATTTCTTAACCAAGTTTCATTCTTATCACAATAACCACTTTGATATATCTCGTGCATGATTCCATGGTCAACTGCTGTCAATACATCAGGTGTAAAATCTCTATACAAAGCATTACAACCATAAGTTCTCCCATGAGGTTTTAGTATTCTTAAATCAAATGACTTTCTACTTTCACCATTACCTATACAAAATACTTTACTCATTTACAAAGACTTCTTTCATAATCATTTTACATTCTGTTTCATTAAATCTCATAAATGGTTTTAATCTGGTAAGCGTAGATGAGATTTTAGGCCATACAACTTTCTCGGTAATTTCTTTAGTCCAATTCTTACTAAACGATAAGAAGTGGTCAAACACGATAGCGGTTTGTAAGGATAATTTCTTTTGTATAAGTAATCGTAAAAATCTAGGATGTTGTCCGCTATGGCATAGAAAACCATCATCAAAAGAAATACCACGAGCATGAAAGTCATTAACAATAGATGTACAATCACTTCTAAAGTGGTAGATAAAGGATTCTTTACGTTTCTTATAATCCAGGAACACATCTTTACCATCTCTTTGTAAAAGGTTACCAATCCATCCCTTACTATCTGAAGCAAAGTTTGCAACAAAGAAATCAAGTATATCATTTTGTCCATATTGTTTGCTTAACTTGTAAAAGAAATAACGATCATTTCTTTTTGTAAATGTTTCAAGTTTAACGTTAACCTTTCCTTCATATTTAACATAATCATAAGTTTTTGTTGTGAAGTGTAATTTAACTCCCAAATATACTTTAAATACATCAAAACCATCATACATACTAAATTGGCAATTGGCCACATTTAGGATATTTTAACATTCTCTTGTTTGTAGCTTCTAACTTAATCTTTTCTTTTAATGATTTTGATATTAATGGTTTTGCTAATGATGGATCAATATCATTTTCTTCACAATATAAGATTACAGCATCCATGTAAGTGATTCTCTTTTCTTTTACTATACTTTCGATCTTTAAACTAAATTCTTTACTATTCATTAAAGTCCGATCTAACTATGTGTTTTCTTAAAGCTCTTAATAGTCTTTCCATATTATCAATAATATCAATTAGACCTTTATCTGTGATGTAATGTTGTTTTGATTTTAATTTATCGTATTCTTTTAATGAAATCTGTACCATTGGTGTTGGTGGACTTGCTTCATTTTCGTAACTTGCGTCTTCCGATCTATCGTCTGTCATTATATTCTCCTATTATATAAATGTAGGTTACTAACTCTCGTTTTCACCTACATAGTTGCAACTCTATTAATGTATCATACTTATTTGTTTTTGTCAACCTTTATTTGGTATTTCAGTAACTAAATCAAATGTATGAAATAAAATACATCTTTCAAGGTTACTTGGTATATCTAATACAGCAACATTTTCAGTTAAGTCTTCGTTTACCATATACGTTAACATAAACACTGGTTCACCGTCTTTATTCATACCTGTTCTACCTAACGATAGATGAAAAGGTTTAAAACCATTATAGTCCAAATACTTTTGTATATTATCTGGAGTTCCACACAACGCTGGTAAATTTACTGTATAAAGTTTTTCACTATTAGCATTTGCTGATAACACAAATATACTAAAAAAAAGTCCTATTATTATTTTTTTCATTTGCCCCTTACGATAAAATGTGGGCCACTTTTTTGACTAACTTGCTTTTATTTTATCTTTGTTTAGTTCTTCATAATATTTATAAAAACCATCAATTGCTTGTACAAGGTCTTTCTCATAATCTTTACGTTCTTTTATAAAGATTTGTGATGTTCCGTCTTCACTGGCCAACATGATTACTATTTGTTCAATAGGTGTACCAAAAGTTTCTTCATACATCATAGCATAAGCCGTACATTGCATAAAATAATTATCAATCCAACTCTCTTGTCGTTCCTTATTGGCTGTTTTGAAATCTATTACTGATAGTTTACCATTATATTCGGCAACACAATCTACTTGACCAGCAATTGTAAGTTTATGACTAAACATAATTGCCTCTAGTAAATGTATATTATCAATCTGATCTATGTATGGTTTTAGTAATTTAAACAATCCAAGTGGCAATACAGCTCTAATACTTGGTGTTTCATTTTTGATATATTGTTCAACTAAAGTATGGGTTGCTTTACCTCTACGAGCCGCTCTGCCCATTTCCCATTGAGCAACCTTTTCACCAATTGCATCTCTCCACTTTTGTAGGCCTTCTTTTTTAAGAATACCTAATACTGTTGTTACAGATGGATAGGCTTTACCATTAATATCATAAAATCTAAAACCGTCAACTGATTTGCCTTTGGTTTTAGGTAGAACAGTTTTATCTAGCTCTACAAACTTAAACTCTTTTTTCATATTATATTCACTTTCATTTATTGTATCATCATATTATATCATAATCCAGTTACAAAGTCAAGTCTAGGTTGACCGGTATAACTGTAGATGGTCTTCTATCTTTTCAGGTGAGTTTCTTAACTCTTCCCGTTTCTCTTTTCAGTTAGGATCGTAATTTTCGTATTTGGTTTTACCAGCGTCATCACGGTAAGCACGTAAAATCTGTTTACGATTTTCACCATCATTTCTATATGAACAATGAATCCACCCACTGTTTGGTTCTCCAATATTGTGGTATTCCAAGATCAGTTGGTCAAATTCCAGGTTCTCTGCTATGTATTTACATAGTTCAGCATTAGATAATCCATAGACCTCGAAATCGGCCGCCTGCCCTTTAGAGTGTTGTGAATTTACACTTGATCCAATTGCTACACACAACTCTGGACTTCGATAACCACTTGATACTGATACGACTTTACCATAATGGTCTCTTACTTTTTGTAATACATTTTCACATAACTCTTTTAAGTTATTCATGTGGTCTTCGCTAGGGTTATTACTGATACCTTTACGTTCAGCTGTTTGGCTTTTCGTCAGCTCATTTAGACTAAAATTATTGCTTAATTTCATTTAATTTATCCTTTGCTTTTAATTTTTGTTTTTTCAAGGAATGAATACCTTCCCAAGTCTTATATGTCCTGTCATTATTTCTGATTTCTTCAGCAATAGTAACTTTCTTTTTTAACTCTTTATGATATCCTTTATAGTTCATTTTTATCCTCTTGTTAGTTTTAATATTTTTTCTACTTGTGACTTAATGATTGGTCCTCTGTTAGGCCAATGTATGTAAGGTTCATCACTCTTAGATAGATTATATAAAAACGGTAATATAATTTTCTCTATTTCTTTAAATCTTTGTTCGGTTTCTCCATCTAAAATTTCTTTTGTAATTGTTTCCTTTTCAGATACAATTTGCATAATCTCATTCATCATAGATTTGATAGATGAAACATCATCTTTTACTTTAGATATTTCTAAATTTGAATTTTCAATGACACTAGGGTCTATTGTAGGTGTTGTACTTTCAGCGGGTTTAGTGACAGGTGTTATTCCCCAATCTTCATCAAGGTCAAACCCCCTCATATAATCTGGTATATCGTCAGCCATTATTTTTTACCTCTACTTCTACTTGCTATTCTTTGTTTGTTTTTTGCTAATGCTTGTTGAGTTTTAACTTGTTTGACACTTTTTTTGCCATATGTATCAGCGAAAGTGCTTTGTGGATGAGCTTCAGCTATTCTACTTAAATTTTCTTTCCAGCCA